CGTATCCTCAATATACCCCTTTTCTAGCAATCCTTTAAATCTTGCTGTGACGCTAGAGTAGGGCTTGCCTGAGAGTTTTGCCAACACCTCATCTTGGATACAGCCATCAGGGAATGTGGCAATCGTTTCGTAAACCAACTGTTCTAGGTTAGTTGTATTGACACCCTGTGCCGCCTGTTTACTTGTTGGTGGCGAGTCTTTCCTTGCCAACTTAAACGCTGGTGAGCCAAAGAACTTTTCTACTTCACCACCAAACCATGTTTTGTCTAATAAACTCATTTCTTAACTCCTATTAAAAGACTCCAATTTACTTACATTTGGAAACAATTTATTTCCCTTTTCATAAACTTTATTTAAAAAAAGTGTCGTTTCTTTTTTTGGGTCAACTTCTTTGTCTGTATCAAAATACAAAGCAATAAAGATAACCAATGGTGGGGTGTATTCACCATCCCACATTTCATAACGATCACATTGTGAAACCCAAAACTTTTCACCTTTATGCTCAAAATCTGGTTTCCTTGGTTTCTTACGAAAAAATGTGGCGTTATATGTCATCTTGTTTACCAAAAAAGGTGGGGTACTCGCTACACCGACATTTGGGAGTCCAAACCTGTTGTGTCAGCATCCGCTTTCCCCCTTTTAGATTAGAAAGGCACGTCTTCCATATCACGACCTTCTTTTGTAGTTCCACCTTGACCATAAGGCACTTTACCTGCTGGTGGTTGCGCCTCTTTTGGAGACAATGCTAACCCCATAAATTTACCCGTCTTACCTTCTTTAATCCAAGCAGATAGCCAATATTCATTGCCATCCACCATGATATTTCCTTTGTAATCAGGCGCACGTTCATTGTCTTTCTTGTCGTTCTTAAAAAGTACGCCGCTGTTATCACGTTTTTCCATATTAACCTTTCAAATCATTTAACTTATTAACTTTGTCATCCACTTCCGCTAAGAACTGAACAACCTCTCCTTCTAGTTCAGCAATGTACATATTACTTCTAGGTACACGCTTTATGAACAACTGAAGTCCCTCTGGCATCCGTGGGTCGTAACTCACGAAATCGCACCAATCACGCTCTGCACAGGCCATCTGCCATTGCATCTGATCGTAGTATTTCTTTGCTATCTCACCGCCCAACACAGTATCAATGTGCGTTGCAGTATTGGGACATTTGATCTCTAGGCATCCATCATCGCCCACCAAGCCATCAGGAGAGGCGGCAGACATAGCAATAGTTGGATGGTCAATAGCACCTACCTCATCTACCAAAACGCCTGTCTTGCCCTCATAAGCCGCCCTAGCAAAACCTTCATTCTCGATGCCCCACTCCATTGCCGCATTTGTGTAGGACTCAGCGACTTGGTTGGTCATGCGCTCGACTACCAACTGAGCCATGTAGTTAGCACGACTCGTTGAATAACCTGACTTTGTTTTAGCAACGATGTCAGAGATGCGTGATGCAGTCGCCTTGCCACAGCGTTGAGCAAACCATTCAGGAGTTCCTTGTTCAATGTCACTCATTTCAGCACCTTCTTCTTTGCATCTTTAGCCGCAATCATCTTGGTCTGCCATGCCTTGTTTCCATCAGTAGCCGCAAATGCCTCGATGTAGATGTTCTTTAGTTCATCAACTGTTGTGGTGGCTTCAATGGCGGCAATGTAGTCAAGCATCTTGCCCTCATCAGGAGTGCCTTCCTCGACCGCTTTAGAGCCTGTTGTAGCGTCTAACGCATCATGTTCAACAATGTGTAGCACCGACACCCAAAGATAGCGGGAAAGGTAGGTTTGCACAGCACCAAGGTTTTGCACTTCATGGCAACCCTTTAGGGCGGCTGAAGACATTGGGCTTGTGAAGACAATGATCTCGTCAGGCTTTTCTGTGTTGACAACAATGAACTCAGCAATCTCTTTTCCAAAACGAATGATGGAAGTAAGACCTACCTCGTTAAAGATTTCAATTGCGGGGATTACGAAGTCACCTAACTCAAAATAGTTGTAGCCAGCAAACTTGTTGTGACCAGACTTCTTTAGGGCTTTTGTGTGGAACTTGGCTCTCGCCTCATTCAGTTTTTGATATACATTCATATTAACTCCTATTGTTTAATTGACTTTGTTTAACTTGCTGTTCACCTATCCAATGACTGAGCATAACTAGATCATTCTGAATTGTGCTTATGTCTTGGATGAACCCATCATACTTCTTGTTCAAGCATTTTTTATCTAGGGTTTTCACCGATTGTTCTATCCTCATTAGGATGGTTGAGTAGTCGTTCAAAAGTATCTCCAAAGTGCGTATGCGATCATGCTTATGACAGCAATGAGTGCAAATAAAACGGGTAAATCATTGATATGCGGTGCTGAGTAATATGCTCCTTCAAATATGCCTTCATTGACATAATCCTTTGGGAACGCTTCCTGTAATGTTCGAGCAAACATACGGGTTGTTGGGTTGAAATCATCCATTGAGAATCTCCTGTGCAATTTGTTTTTGGTCATTTGGAAACAAGTATTTGAACTCTACAAAGTGGTTTTCAAAGCAACAAGTAATCTTTTCGCCTTGTGGCTCTAAGCAGTAACAACAGTAGTAGACATTCTCTTTATCTTCATAGATGGCTTGTAGTTCGTCTTTCATTTTCATGCTTGTCCCCTTGCTCTAATTGATTTTGCAATTTCTGATGCGCTGTATTTCTCAAGCACATGAATTGATGTGTTGTTAGATACTTGATCTGCTATCAATGCACACGCCTCACGCTCTTTCTCTGCTATCAGTTTGGCAAAAAATAGAAGGTCAGCAGTGTAAACATCACAATTTTCGTAACTGGGCGAGAACCACACTTCTCCATCTCGAATCATTCCAACCTGTTTAGCAAGTTCAATAAATCCATCTCTTTCATCTTGGGTCATTTGGCCTCCAGAACTTTGATGCGTTGCTCAAGTTTGGCAACCAATGCTTCTAGGTCTTTGATGCGGTCTAACAGCATATCTTGATATGTGTAGTCGCTTTTTCGGTATGGGGCTGTAATGCCCACAGTAGGTCTATCCATCATTAACTCCTTTAGTAAAAAATATTAACTTTTCATCGCTCTCACAAATGCGGCATAACTAGCGGCTGTATCACCAAAAGGTAACTTAGCCAACTCGACTGCCACTTCTTCTAGCACATCATTACGCAACAATAGTGGGTCTATGTTGTTTGGCAATGTGCGTAGATTCTCTGTCAAATCCCTGACCAATGCTCGTTGAACTGTTCCATCTGTAACGCCAGTAGCAACTTTGCGTTGTTCAGCAAGGTATGCCATGTTTCTGATCTGGTCAGTTACATCAAATTCCAGCAAGTCGAACGCTTGGTCAAGTTTGTCGTTCATTATTCTCTCACCCTGATAGTGTCAACAATATTTTGGGCTAGATGCTGTTCTTTCACCATGTTGAAGATGATGGAAGCAATAACATCTCTTTCATGTTCAGCACCTAAATCAAATGCGTTTGCCATGCCTGTTACTGTATTTTCATTACAAGCCGCCATGCGTAAGTGCGTGATCATCTCTGCTTTAGTCAAAACAAGTCTCCCATTCTTTGTGCCATTGTGTAGTTATATCTCGCATTTCGTCCATTGCTTTATTCTCGCAGTGGTTATATTGCTTCTTACTTATATCGTATGTGATGTGCTTATCGTCTTCATCAAATACGCTAAAGTCAATCTCGTAGTCATCGCTGTGGTCAGCATCGAGTTCATCGCCTGGACTTAGGATGTCAAAGCATACTAAGCACTCGCCAATGCCCTCCAAGTAGACACAAATCTCATGCTGAAAATCTTTAGGTGTAACGCCCATCATTAACTCCTTTTTAAGTTGGTAGAAGGATTGTCAAGGATTAAAAAAGGCTTGTGAACTAGGACAAACCCTATGTTGACAAACTATTTTTAAAGGTAGTATTGCCTGTCAAAAGGAGACACACATGGAAATGAAACAACAACATTATGCAATTCTCAAGAGGTTGCATCATGGCGCATCATCCCTCAAACGCTTTACAGACAAAGATGGGGAAGTCGGCAACCAAGGCTTCCATTATCTGCGTTATCTGAACGATCTTCAGAACTTTGGGTATGCGTTAGAGATTGATGAAACTTGGCATATCACGGGGTTTGGAGTGGCTAAGTTAGCAGAACAAACTCCACGGGTTAACAAGGATAGAGTGGCGGCTGGAACTATCACAGAAATTTATGATGGGGCTGACCTTAAAAATGGTGGCAACAGGGTAGGTGCATCAGATTTCCTTAAATATCCTAGTAAGTTTGGGGACAATCTGGTATTGCCCAGAGTTTCCCTATAATTGTTTGAAACACGGCTAGATACGAAGTCATGAGCGTATTGAAAAGGGTTACACCTTCCCCTGCCGCAGTTTCTTTTAAAGGTGCGTGAAAAAGGGAAAATTCGATGCACTATTATTCTTTTCATGTGAGTGATTACATTCACGATACGGCTCATCTTTCAATAATTGAAGATTTGGCCTTTAGGCGGTTACTTGACTTGTATTACACAAGTGAAAAGCCTATCCCAAACAAAACCCACGAGGTTTCCAGAAGGATAAGAATGTCTGAGCATGAAGATGCTGTTCAAACTGTTCTTGAGGAATTCTTTGCTTTTAACATGGAGTTTGGTTTTTGGTATCACAAGAGATGTGACGAAACAATCATGGCTTATCAGGCTAAAGCACAGAGGAACAGAGAGGTTGGAAAACTTGGTGGTAGACCTAAGAATAACCCAGAAGAAACCCAAACGGTTTCCAAAGATAACCCTAACCATAAACCAATAACCATTAACCATAAACCAAAGGTAGAGAGCACAAGAGGCTCACGCCTCTCCACCGACTTTTGTTTAACAGAAGATTGGAAAGACTTTTGCCAACAAGATAGGCCTGACCTAAACCCGTCTAAAGTGTTTGAGACATTTAAAGACTATTGGGTAGCCAAGGCTGGTCAACAAGGGGTAAAACTAGATTGGTTTGCTACATGGAGAAACTGGGTAAGAAGTCAGAATCAAGCCCTTGTAAACAAAGCAGATCAAGTTTTTACGACTGTGCCAAGCAGATTCGAGCGTGATCCAGCACTTATTGCTGTTGAGCAAAAACTCAAAGAGGGTGTTCCGATGCCACCTGAGATTCGGGCGGCAATTGAAAGACTCCGTAAATAATCAAGAAAGGTTGGATAAATGAATGAGTTGGCTTTATTCAGCGGCGCTGGTGGCGGAATACTTGGGGGAAAACTTCTTGGATGGCGAACAGTCTGCGCCGTCGAGTGGGAAGCCTATCCCGCAAGCGTACTGTGCGCCAGGCAAAATGACGGACTTCTCCCGCCTTTCCCGATTTGGGATGATGTTCAAACCTTTGACGGAAAACCTTGGAGAGGAATTGTTGATGTCGTATCGGGAGGCTTTCCGTGTACCGACATTTCAGTTGCTGGAAAAGGAGCAGGAATTGATGGAGAAGCCTCTGGAATGTGGCGAGAAATGGCTCGCATCATTTGCGAAGTACGACCCAAGTACGCATTTATTGAAAACTCACCAATGCTTACTGTTCGAGGACTCGACCGAGTACTGTGCGACCTTGCCAAAATGGGGTTTGATGCTAAATGGGGAGTGTTGGGAGCATCAGAAGTTGGAGCAAACCACAAACGAGAAAGAATATGGATTGTTGCCAACTCCCTGCGCCAGGGATGGAAGGGGAGCAAGGTCTTTACAAGCGCAAAAAAAAGCAAGCCGTGGTGCAACAAACAGTTTGCCAGATTACTTGAGGATTCTGCAAAATTGGCAGTACCCACCAGTAGTGGTGGCGGAATACATGATGGGGTGGCCTGTCGGATGGACAGACTTAAAGCCATTGGAAATGGGCAAGTCCCATTGTGTGCCGCAACCGCATGGAGAATCTTAAATGACTAGACTACAAGCACATGAAATACTTGATAGACAAAAACGAGGATTCCTCTGCCTACCTAGCGAGGTTAATCAAGCACTATGGGTCTGCGGAGACACGAGAGGAGATTTTGTCGTGTCTAGCGATGGAATGGAAAAGACGATACATAGACAAGATGAAGACCTTGGGGAAACACAAAGCCTCTACATGGTGGGCGACTCAGATAGACGATATGGAAAAGAAGCGTGGGAAGCCATTTGTGGCTGATTTACGATTAAGAATGAATAAGTTGAAAGACAAAGTATGAAATGCCCACTATGTAAAGCGGCAACAGATGTAAAGCACACAAAAGATGGTTTACGCACAAGGGAATGTTTTAATCTGCACAGATTTAGAACCCAAGAGGTGGTGGTTTCAGAACCTAAACCAAAGAGAAAATGGAAAATAAGGGATAGAGAATGATTAAATCTAAAAATGGAAAATTTGTCAGCACCCCTGAACAACTTTTTAATCGTCATTGCATCAAGGGTTCAATAGAAGAATGTTGGCCTTGGGGCGCATACATTTGTCCAACTGGATATGGTCAAACTAAAGTAGGCGGTCGAGCAAGCAAACTAATTCAGGCACATAGGCTAAGTTGGATAGTTCACTTTGGAGAAATACCAAATGGGCTTCATGTTTTACATAAGTGTGATAACCGCCCATGTGTAAACCCAAACCATTTATTTTTAGGCACAAATCAAGATAACATAGCCGACAGGGTTGCCAAAGGCAGGTCTAACCGATGGATTGCAACTGCACCAAGAGAAAAACACCCTAATGCAAAAATTCTAAAAGAACATTTAGACGAAATGATAAAACTCAGAGACAACAAAGTAAGAGTTAAAACCATTGCAAAACAATTCAATATATGCAAAGAACATTGCAGTAAATTGATTACAAAAGCAAAAAAAGGAGAACTATCTTGGTATTCATAGGAATTGACCCTGGCTCAGTCTCAGGCGCAGTAGGTGCAGTTGATTCAAATGGGGATTATTTGGATTCATTCATGATTGAACACCAAGACAAGCATATCTTGCCAATGGTGTTCAAAAACATGATTCTGCGCTTGGTAGACCCAAAAGAAGGGGCTGAAATATGTTGCGAATTAGTCCATTCAATGCCAAATCAGGGTGTGGCAAGCACATTCCAGTTTGGGCGGGCTGTTGGGGTAATAACAGCCGTATGCGAATTGACTAATTACCCTTTGCATATGGTAAGCCCTCAAAAGTGGAAAAAGCACTTTCACCTGACTAGCGACAAAAACGAGGCTTTAGATGTTGCCAGAATGTTATTTCCTGAAGCACCTCTCAAACGTAAAAAGGACATAAACATAGCGGAAGCCCTACTCATAGCCGAATACTGGCGGGATTGCACAAATGGAAAAACCAGAGATAAAGCATAATTTAATTAGATTCTCAGAGAGAGAACGGGAGATTATGCGAACCATTGGAGGCGGTAATCTTTCAGAGGGCGCAAGAATCTGCGTAATGTGGGGCGCACATTTTTGGAATTTAGGGCTGAATACTGAGATGGATTTAAACCACATCGGCTTGGTGACAGTTTCCAGCACCGACAAACACCCCAACGAATAGGGCTAAAACGCATTAAAACGGGCTTTCTAGGCGTTATTTTTATGTCGGCATACATAGAGAGACACCCAAGGGCTTGAAGGGCTTAAAAATAGGCAAAGAAAAACCGCCCGAAGGCGGTATTAAGTGAGTGCTTACTAACTTATGATATTTTTAGTTGGTTTCTCCAAGTTTTAGCGGTCTCTTCATCAAGTAACCAGATGGGAGAAAGCCCCATTTTGTCGGCCTGAGTATCTGCTTGCTGAATATCGGAAAATTTGCCAATACAATAAATTTCCCCGTCATTGTTTAAACAAAACCATATTTTCATGTTTTCACCTTTTATTTGCGTTTTAAGATAATTTGAAGGATTAGGGCAAGGGTCGCATAAATCATGCTTTAACCTCATGCACCATATTGATAGACCAGTCCGAAAGGGCATCGCCCTTGTCCCGTTCAAAATCGCCCCCGTCTATGTCTACGGCTATGTCCCAAGCCTCTTCCATGCTATTTGCCTCTACATAGGTGTGAACATAGGTGATGAAACTGGCTGATACTTTGTATTTTTTCATTGGAAAGCCTCCAAAAATTGCCCGACAGTCATGTTTTTTGTTTTGTAAGAGTCACCAACCTTTGAAAAGCAAGAATAAACGGGTATTCCGTCAACATGGCACAAAGCCTCACCAACTAGGAAATTTCTCCCTATCATTTTGCGAGGCGGTAAAACCTCCAGCATTTCCCAATACATTTTTTCAGTTGTAGGTATCCATTCATTTGGGTTTGCTTCCATAGCATTCCAAAGGGGTTGCCACTCTAAAAGAGGTTTTTCCAATACTGGTTTTCCGCATTTGGGGCAGTCATTGGTGTTTGTGCCAATTAAGCCGCCTATATTTGATATTTCGCCACAATGAGGGCAGGTTACTTGGTCGCTCATGCTGTAACTCCCTCAGTCAATTCGTTGATTCTCTCGCACAAGTCCCGTAAGTTATAGCATTGGAAAACAATACCGCCGCCATATTGTTTATTGTGGAATTTACGGCCACCAAGGGTTTTAGCCCTTGTGAGCGCCAGAGCATATTTATCATATTTGAGTCGGCCTTGTGCATCCCATCCCATAATGACGGCGGCCTCTTCGTCTGTGTTTAGGTTTAAGTAATGGCAAACATAACGGGGATTTCCGTTGACGTCATTTTTTACCCGTGTGAAGTCGTTTTCTTTAATCATATTTACACCTATCTTAAAAAACCCTAGTCAATCACTAGGCCATAAACCCCTATTGCTAAGGGTTTACAGTCTCAGGGATTAGGCCAATAAAGCCTTACAGAGAGAATCGGCTTCGTGAATGTCGATTGATTCCTCAAAGGCGGTGATGTATTCCTCAAATTGTGGGTGTTCTGGCTTCATTTGAACGCCTTTTTTTGTGCGTGATGATTGAACTATCAAGCCAGCCCGTGAATGTAAGCAAGCCATGTAATTAGCCGTTGTTTGAAATGTTTTCATGTTTACGCCCTTAGATATAGAGACAATCAAAGTATGCGAGAGCCAATGTTGCAAAGCATAAGCCTAAAACAATGGATGCAATTAAATCGAGGATAGTTTGACGCATATTGTGACCCCTTAGGATGCTAAGTAATTGGCACAACGCTCAAACCTACGGGCATCAAAGCCCCTCGGTTTATTTTGACCACGCCATATTAAGACATTTATAGAAAAGCCCTTACCCGCTTCAAAGTTATGAGTAGAAATCAATTCGCTATGTATAGATTTCATGCGAGCGATAGCACTATCAAGCGTGCCCTCAAAATCTTCACGATATACAGTTGACATTGGGTATGTAGTTACAAACCCCTCGGTAGCACCTTTTTCAGAGGGCGAAGCGTGAATTGTGAATTTATAAGATTTCATTTTTTATTGACACCTATTTGATTGAATGAAAAGCCCCGTAGGGCTTGGGTTTAGATTAAAGCACAAAAGAATGTAAGCCATTGGCATAACATACGTCGCCAGTGCTCAAAGCATACAAAGGTTCAGTGCGACGATACAAAGGGTTAAAACGCTCTCCAAGGTGCTTTAAACCCACAATCGTGCCCTTTGGTACGCTACCCTCTTGGCTAACTATTAAATTGCTTACAGTGGCCGTTTTAAACAACTGATATTTCTTTGGGTTGCTTAAATAGTCAGAATAGTCAAATTTCATGTAACACCTCTTAATTGATTGATTGAAAAATAAGAGCACTTTTTCTATGCTCTCACTATATAAGCATAATAGAATCGTGCCAGTTGCTCTAAGTCATTGATTTATAAGGCATAGGAAAAACCCTTACACGGGTTAACCCTTACCTATATTATCACCATATGAAATTACTACTACCTTTGGTTTCACTATGTGGAATAATCTATATGAGCAGAGGTTATATCGAGTGTGTGGATTATGGTGCTGACGGCATATAGACTAAGTTAGTGAGTGCTCACTTACCACTAAGTTAGTATCTACTAACCTGCTTAGTTAGTGTGTGCTTACTTCGCATAAGTTAGTTAGTGCTTGCTTACTTGCTTGGTTAGTGGTTGCTAACCTGGTAGTTAGTGAGTGCTTACTTATATATGGGGGGGAGGGGGTAGTCGTGCTGTGTAATATTTGTGGGAGCCTCTCCCCCACAAGAAAAGCCAATTTAGACTTTTACTAACAAACAGAGACTAGGCTAGAAGACTGGGAACGTATGGACGATAGCCTGTAACCCGTATATACAGGTAGTTCTCAAGAAGAGAGAGCCTCTCGTTTATCTAGATTACAAGACTGTTTGTCAAACAATCAAGCCTAAGTAACATTGCCCCGTCCACCTTGTCTATGTTGCTTCACAGCATTTAGAGGGCTACTAGAGACTCACCTAGTTCATCACGTTTATCCTACTTGGTCGGCTCAACCGCATAGAGGGGTGGGTCATGCCCCCGTTGTCTTAACTATATCAGGGATTACCCTATTGTTCAACAAATAAATCTAGTTCATAATCAGGGGAAGCAACTTCCACGTTTGTGGACAAAAGTAATGACTGAAACAAAACCTCGTGGTAGACCAAAAGGGTCAACTAATAAACAGTTCTCCCTTACCAGTTATGCTGATAAGCCTGAACTCATCACCCTTCCCAAGACTGAGACTGCCCAACTAAAAGAACTAAAGAATCTCCTGATAAACAGCGCAGGTTCTAGAGTTGTCCACAAAGCAGTAGAGATCGCCCTTAATGACGAACACCCTGCCCAACTAGCCGCTATTAAGTTGTGCATGGACAGAATGTTGCCCGTCTCTATGTTTGAGAAGGAAGGAAAAACCCGTAGTGCCGTTACCATCAACATTACTGGTATTGGAGAGATTTCCCACGCCCCTGAAATTATTGACAATTCTGGTGCAGAGGACGTAGAATCACGTTAGCCGACCCTCTGTGGCTTTCAACACGTTTAGGGGTGCGTGTGGCTAGACACCCCATCCTTCTGAAAGAGGAATATGGAACTTAAATGCAATGGTTGTTTGCGGTTATTGCCGCCTGAAAATTTCTCTAAAAGTAAAACATCTACTCGTGGCTATCAATATAAATGTAAGTTATGCGTAAGTGATTACGACAAAACAAAACCAAGGCTTGATTATCAAAAAGAAAAAGTCTCAACATGGCGAAAAACCAATCCAGAAAAAAAGGCTGAACAGAAAAAACGCCATTATTTAAAAAACAAAGAAAAGATAGATCAGAGGGCAAAGGATTGGTATAACAACAATAAAGACAGGTCAAAAGGAAACGCCATCCAACGCAAGTATGGGATAACAACTGAGATTTTTAATCAAATGCGTGAGTCTCAGCAGTATCGATGCGCTATTTGTGGAACTGGTGAAGATAGTTTGAAGAAAAAATTAGTAATTGACCATTGTCATAATACGGGAAAAGTAAGAAAATTGCTTTGTACCAACTGTAATGTGGCAATTGGGATGTTTAAAGAAAACCCAAGAATCATGTTTTTGGCAATGGAATACCTAAAGGAATTTAATGGCTGACTTAAACTTTTCCCTCTTGCCGTGGCAGGAAGATGTTTTTAAGGATCAGACAAGGTTCAAAGTTGTGGCGGCAGGTCGTAGATGCGGTAAGTCTAGGCTTTGCGCTATTACTTTGCTAATTGAGGCATTAAGATGCCCACAAGGTTCAGCAGTTTTATATGTTGCACCTACAAACGGGCAGGCAAGGCAGATTATTTGGCAAGTGCTGATGGAACTAGGACGAGAGGTCATTCAGTCAGCGCATATAAATAATCAGGATATAACCACTATAAATGGAGCAACAATATATGTCAGAGGCGCAGACAGACCAGATACCTTGCGAGGAGTTTCCCTTACATACGCCGTCCTTGACGAAGTTGCGGACATTAAGCCCGAAGCGTGGGAGCAAGTCATTAGAGCCTCCCTCTCAGACCGAAAAGGAAGAGCGCTCTTCTTGGGAACGCCCAAAGGAAGAAACTGGTTTTACGATCTCTTTCGATTGGGCGAAAGCGAAGAAGATAAGGACTGGAAATCTTGGCACTTCACCACAAAAGACAACCCCCTGATTGACCCTACTGAGATTGAATCAGCCAAGAAAACCCTGTCTACCTTTGCTTTCAAGCAAGAATACATGGCTAGTTTCACCAATGCTGGTAGCAATGTGTTCAAGGAAGAATGGATTAAGTATGGGGAAGAGCCTCAGTACGGCAGTTACTATTTGGCGATTGACTTAGCAGGATTTGAGGAAGTTGCCAAACAAGCGGCTAATTCTAAGAAGAGGCTAGACCAGACGGCTATTGCTGTGGTCAAGGTAACAGATGATGGCAAATGGTTTGTCAAAGAGATTGTGTTTGGTAGGTGGGACATCCGTGAGACTGCGGCAACCATCCTGATGAAGATGCGAGATTACAGACCTTTGGCTGTTGGAATTGAGCGAGGTGCGTTAAAAAATGCAGTTTTGCCTTACCTTTCTGACCTTATGCGTAAAAATAATGTATATTCGCATATAGTTGACTTAACGCATGGCAACAGGAAAAAGGCTGACAGAATTATCTGGAGCCTCCAAGGTCGATTTGAGCATGGGCGTATTGTGCTGAACTCTGAGGAGGATTGGGATGAATTTAAAGATCAACTTCTTTTATTTCCCGCCATTGGAGTGCATGATGACTTGCCAGATGCTTTGTCATATATTGACCAGTTAGCCGTGACTTCTTACTTTGAAGATGTTGAAGAAGATGAGTGGGAGCCAGTTGACATAATTAGTGGGGTTTAAATGGCAACAGACAAAGAAGTGAAGATCGAAGATCAGGGTAGTTACGATGAGCCTACACAGGCTGACAAAGACTTAACTGCCTTTGTTGTTGACCATTGTGATCGTTGGCGTGATTACAGAAATACCAACTTCCTTCCCGATTGGCTAGAGTACGAGCGCATCTTCCGTGGAGAATGGGCAGTAGAAGACAAAACCCGTGAATCAGAGCGTTCACGCATTGTCACACCTGCCACCCAACAAGCAGTAGAGACTCGCCATGCTGAGATTATGGAAGCAATCTTTGGTCAAGGCGACTTCTTTGACATTGAAGACGATATTCAAGATGTCAATGGCAACCCCATTGATGTGGAGATGATTAAGGCTCAACTCACAGAAGACTTCAAGAAAGACAAAATCCGCAAAGCAATCGATCAGATTGAATTGATGGCTGAGATTTATGGCACAGGAATAGGCGAAGTTGTGGTGATGACTGAGACAATATATGTCCCAGCAACCCAGCCAATCCCTAATATGCAAGGGCAAGCGGCTATTGGTGTGATGGAGAAAGAACGCATTGCGGTCAAGATTTCTCCTGTAAATCCAAAGAATTTCTTGTTTGACCCCAATGGCGTTTCTGTAAATGACTGTATGGGTGTGGCAATTGAGAAGTATGTCTCTATCCACAAGATTGTCCAAGGCATTGAGGCAGGTATTTATCGCAAAGTCAACATTACCACTTCTGGTGACGATTCTGACCTTGAGCCTACCCAAGAGGTAAGCCAATACCAAGATGAAAAAGTTTTGTTGTTGACCTACTACGGCTTAGTGCCAAGGGAATATCTAGAAAATCTAGAAGAGAACAAAGACATTGTTGACCTTTTCCCAAATAACTCTGAGGCAGAGGAATATGCTGACTTGGTAGAAGCCATTGTTGTCATTGCTAATGATGGTCAACTCCTAAAGGCTGAAGCCAATCCCTACATGATGAAGGATCGTCCCGTCTTGACCTATCAAGATGACACAGTTCCTAATCGTTTGTTAGGCAGAGGCACAGTAGAAAAAGCGTTCAATATGCAAAAGGCTATTGACGCACAGACTCGTAGCCACCTTGACTCCTTGGCACTTACCACTAGCCCCATGATTGCAATGGACGCTACTCGTTTGCCAAGAGGAATGAAGTTTGAGGTAAAGCCTGGCAAGGCAATCCTTACAAATGGCGCACCTTCAGAGATTCTCTATCCCTTCAAGTTCGGAGCAACTGACCCAAACAACTTGGCTACGGCTAAAGACTTTGAGCGTATGTTGTTGCAAGCAACGGGAACTCTTGATTCTCAGGGCATGATTAGCAATGTTGCTAGAGATGGTGGTCAAGGCGGTATGTCTATGGCTGTCGCTTCTATCATTAAAAAGTACAAACGCACTTTGGTAAACTTCCAAGAGGATTTCTTAATCCCGTTTATCCAAAAAGCGGCTTTCCGCTATATGCAGTTCGATCCAGAGCGTTACCCTTCTGTGGATATGAACTTCATACCTACGGCTACTCTGGGCATTATTGCCCGTGAGTACGAACAACAGCAGTTCATTGGCCTACTCCAAACGCTTGGCCCTAACACTCCTGTCTTGCCTGTCATCTTGAAGGGCATTTTGGCTAATTCAAGCCTATCTAACAGGATGGAATTGATTGCTATGTTGGAGAAGATGGCTCAACCTGACCCACAAGCCCAACAAATGCAAGAAATGCAACAACAATTGGCTCTGCAAGCGGCTCAAGCACAGATTGCTGTCAACACTACTCAAGCAGAACAGAATCGGGCAGAGGCAACTAAGTTGTCTGTTGAGGCTCAGTTGATGCCACAAGAAGTTCAAGCCAAGATGAGTGCATCTTTGACCAAGAATCTACCTAATGAGGCTGATGCCAACCAAAGAGAGTTCGATAAGCGAGTTAAGATTGCTGATTTGATGCTCAAGGAGGCTGACATCAAGAATAAATCCAAAATTGTTGAGTTACAGATGGCTGACAAGTTAAATGCTCAGTCAAAAGTAAAGCAAGACTTCCTTACCAAACTCACAGATGGTCTAAAGCAAAATGGCTAACATCAAAGAACTGATTGAAAGCATTGAATCGACTGATTCATCTTTTGATGACAAGTTAGAAGCCATCACTAAGATGGAAGAGACTCTTGTGGCTATGCGCCAGCAAGAAGAAGAAGCCATAAATGACAATGTTGAGTTGATTGTTGAAGCCATTAAGGTAATGGAGAACAAGGTCAGCGCACAACTAGAGGTTGCCAAGTCTATTGTTCCTGAAAAGGGTGACAAGGGAGACAAGGGTGAGCGTGGTTTAGATGGTCGCCAAGGCATAGATGGTAAAAATGGGTTAAATGGTAGGGATGGAAAAGACGGAATAGACGGCAAAGATGGTGTTTCTGTTAGGGATGCCAAGATTGACTTTGATGGCTCGTTGGTTATCACTTTGTCTACTGGTCAAGAGATCAATGTAGGTGAAGTAGTTGCTCCTGACTTAGCAGAAAAGATCAAAGTCATTAGCACCATGTCTACCAATGGGGCGGTGGCTATCCTAGACGAAGGCACAAGCATCACAAGTGGTGTTAAGAAAATCAATTTTGTTGGTGCGACTGTTACTGCTACAAATTCTGGGGACGATGTAACTGTCAATGTCAGCGCAGGAACAGGTACTGTAACAAGCGTTGGTTTGTCAGGTGGTACAACAGGATTGAC